TTCGATTCCCCCCATCTCCACAAACACCCCGGAGTCTCATTGAGATTCCGGGGTTTTCGTTGCCCTCATGCGATTTTCGCCGTCTACCCATGCGCTCATCTATATATCAGGATGCAGCAGGATATATCATTGGCAGTGGCGCAGGCGTGGCGCAGTGTGTGGAAAAAGATTCTGCGCCACTTCCCCGACGAGGAGACATACATGAGCGGACGCAGAGCCTTCGGCTCGATCAGGAAGGCTCGAAGCGGGCGCTTCGAGGTTCGATACACAGGGCCGGACGGCGGCAAGTACACCGCCGGGCGGTCGTTCGTCCGCAAGGCCGACGCGAGCGCCTTCCTCGCACACGTCGAGGCAGAGATCAGCGAGGGCACCTGGACCAGCCCAAAGGAGAGCCGCGAGCGCGAGCGCGCGCAGGAACTCGCCGCTGAGCGTGCGGCGATGACCTTCGCGGCGTGGTCGGAGAGGTGGCTCGCGTCGCTCGAGCGACTAGGCCGGACCCCTCAGACGATCCAGACGCACACCTATCGGATGCGGCATCTCGTCCCCACCTTCGGCGCGAAGCCCCTCGGGGCGATCAGCGTCGACGACGTCGATACCTGGTATCAGAGTGTCTGGCAGGCCAAAGGTCCGGGCGTCGTGCGGCCTCTCTATATGACGCTGTCGACCTGTATGAACGCCGCGGTGAAGAGTGGCCTCATTGAGGCGAGCCCGTGCAAGGTGCCCGAGGGACAGAAGCATCGGCCCGTCCGCGAGCGCGAGCGCCAGGTCGCTACACCCGAGGAGGTCCGAGCCGCCGCAGACGCCATGCCCGCACGCCTGCGCATCGCCGTCCTACTCGCCGCGTGGTGCCAGACGCGGCTCGGTGAGCTGACCGGCCTGCAACGCCGCGACCTCGACCTCGACTCCACGCCCGCGACTCTCCGTATCGAGCGACAGGTCCAGTATCTAGCGGGGGAGGGGCCGGTCGAGCTGCCGCCGAAGAGCGCCGCCGGCGTCCGCGAGATAGTCATCCCCGCGTCGCTGATTCCGGCGCTGCGCTCTCACCTTGAGTCCTTTGTTGAGCCTTCGGGCACGTCCTGGCTTCTAGCCTCCGAGCGATCGCCGCGCCTGCCGCTGCACCCTAATAGCCTGCGCGGGGCCTGGGAGCGTGCACGCCAGGACGCGGGCATCCCCTGGTTCAAATTCCATGATCTGCGGCACACTGGCCTCACGATCTTCGCGCAGCAGGGCGCCACGCTCGCCGAGCTGCTTCACCGTGGCGGGCACAGCGACGTCGACGTCGCGCTGCGGTACCAGCATGCGACCCGCGAGCGCGACGCGGCCTTGGCGGCACGTATGGACTCGCACGTCCTTATCTGAGTGCTATTGTTTTGTAGATCACATTCATTCCAGGTTGCACTATGCGTCGCGCGCGATGTATAGTTAAGTCATCGGGAGGGAACAAGCCCCCCGAACCTCAAAGAAGGAGATCAACAATGTCCACCGTTTCCTACATCACCGACACCAACGCCGACCGTTTTGCCCGCTACCTCATCGTCGATGGTGAGCGCGAGACCGCTGAGGAATGGTTTGAAAAGAGCCTCCCCGGCGATGAGATCGAAGATCTGCGCGAAGCCCTCATTGAAGCCGCCGTCCGCATGAGCGGCGAGGATCGCGAGCTGCTCGCCTCCAACGGCTTCAAGATCGCTGAGATTCCGCTGGCTTACACCGAGGTCGACGACGCCCGCGTTTTCGGCGAGTACAACTTCGCCGACGGCTCGCGCGACGGCATCTACAACGCGATCGCCGCCGAGTGCGAGTCGCAGGCTCTGACCGACGGCTACTCGAGCGTCTGGGAAACCCTCACCGTCCTCGAAGAGATCGGCGGCGACGTCGAGCGCTTCCTCGACTGATCCAATCATCGAGGCCCCGGGGCGCACGCTCCGGGGCCTCCCCCTACGACAGGAGACACCATGCCCCGCAATCCACTTACCCCAGTCGGCCTGCGCTGTCGACGGGAAGCTCTCGGCCTCAGTCGCGCCGACCTTGCTGAGATCTTCGATGTCAATGAGGGGACTATCCGGTCCTGGGAGATCGGCAAGAGTGAGCCCCGAGACCCACTCAGCGTCCACATGACCCTCGGCAATCTTGAGGACACGGCGCTCGAGTGCCTCGACGAGCTCCTCGCACCCATCGAGGACCAGGATGAGACCGTCCGCAGCCTCCCGACCGCACTCATCGCCTACTCCACACAGGCAGACTATGAGCAGCACACACGATGGGCGCAGCGCCTACCCCTCGCTGCCTACCGCGCCTGCGTCGGGCGCGCTTTCCAGCTCCTCAGCGACGATGACATTCCTGTCGAGATCGTCTCCCCCTACGACTGATAGGACCCTCCATGACTACCGAGTACCTCGGGACCGCCGCCGTCGCAGAGCGCGTCGGCCTCACTGTCCCCACGATCCGCTCATACATCCTCAAAGACCTCATGCCCGACGCGGATGTCATCATCACGACTCCGTCCGGCCCACTGCGCGGCTGGGCACCGGAGACTATCGACGCATGGCAGGCGTCGCGCCCTGGTCAGGGCGCGCGAACCGACCTCACCAAGTAGCACACGTCACATTCATTCCAGGTTGCACTATGCGTCGCGCGCGATGTATAGTTAAGTCATCGGGAGGGAACAAGCCCCCCGAACCTCAAAGAAGGAGAGACCAATGAACAACATCGAAACCGCCGAGCAGCTCGCCGAGATCATCGAGACCACCGGCTGCGACCAGCGCTACTCCACCATGAGCGACGTCTGCGACGCCGTATCCGATGCCCTCGGCGACTACGCCGACGAACACGACGTCGCGGCAATCGCCGGCGAGACGTTCGCCTGGTACCGCGCCTACGACCCCGAAGCCAATGTCGAATGGCTGAACGACCAGGGCTACTACCAGGTCGTGACCGACGACGACTTCTGGGCCGTCTGCGCCAACCACGCGCTCTGACAGAACGAAGAAGGCCCCGACCCCACAAGGGGCCGGGGCCTTCCCCCACAGCAGGAGACCACACCATGCGCCAAGACGTCGACGCCGTCATGACCAAGACCGAAGCCCGCGAACGCGGCTACCTACCCACCGCCGAGGTGCCAGCCCTCCTCGGTGTCAAGCGTGATGTACTTCAGCTCTGCCAGACCATGCGCCGCGAGGGCCTGCGCCCTATCCGCGTCGGCCATGCCTACTGGTGGAGCGTCGCCGCTGTCGAGGCGTGGGCTGCTCAGCGCCGCTGGGTCCGCTCCCCAGGCACCCCGGCCAACCTATGCTCGGCCCCGGGGTGCGACCGCGACGCGATCTCACACGGCCTCTGTCTCATGCACTACAAGCGGGCGCGAGGCCCGCACGCCAACGAGCCCGCACCCCGCGTCGGCCAGCCCGTCGGCGCCGGGGTCTACGGACGCATCACAGAGGACGAAGAAGGACGGCTCATCTGCCACGAGTGCGGCAAAGCCTGCCTGAGCCTAGCCGCACACATCATGCGCACTCACGGCATGAGCGCCGCCGAATACCGCGAGGCCTACGAGCTGCCGCGCACAACGAAGCTCATCGCCGCCAGCCTCCGCGAGCGTACAGGGGCACGAGCAGTCAGCCCAGAGAACCTCGCTCGGCTCGCCCGCGCTCGCGACCCACAAGCAGCCGCCGATGCCCGCACCGTAGACACTTTTCGAGCCGTCAGCCGTGCCCAGCGCTCGCGGCATGCGAGCCCGCCGAAATAGCACGATAGGCCCCACCGCCCATTTCTGGGTGGTGGGGCCTTCTGCATCGACTACGGATGCACGCGCGCCGGGAAAGACACCATGAGGCCGGACGCGCCCTTATCGAGCGCTGCACGCGCCTGACTATTGGTGAGGATGATGTGCGCGATCGTCGGTTTCCCGGTTGCGTTGATGCGGTTCCAGACGTCGGCAGATGCGTTCCACTCCATGCCGATTACATCCCAGGAGTTGAGGTTAGCCGCGGGTACTTCTTCGGGGTAGAGCATGGCCATTGTGCGATAGCCTCGCGCTTTCGCGCGCGTCGCGCTCGTTCCCTTCGCGAAAACTTTCCAGATCACACGCCGCTCAGGGTGCCCGCCGAACGCTGTGTCCAGGTACTCGAAGAGCTGTTCCTCAGCCTGCAGGTCAGCGGGGTTCCGCTGGTCCTCAGAGGACGTCGTCTTGTGGTCGATTGCGAGGACCACGTCGTCGGGGATCTGGTCGACGATGTCCTGGAGCCTCATAAACGGACCCGTGCCCTGCTGAAGCGTCCTCAGCGTGCTCCACGGTGTAGACCAGATCGGCAAGTCCGTCCCCCGGACCGTGCGAGTCGTTTTCCAGTCGTGGATTGCGACAAACTCTGCAGGCTCGCCGTCCTGCCCCTTCGCACAGAGCCGGACGGAGACCTCCAGCGCCTTGAAGCCTCTGCGCAACGAGCCTTCGAGACCATTCTGCGTGAATTCTGGATACTCGGCCCCGCCCATCCTATGGGCGATGTAGAACGGGTGCTGCTTGAGGAATTGCTCGACGACGTCCATCGAGGCCGGCGTGACCGGGGTCGTCGCCTCACGTCGACGCAGGAGGATGTCTCCCCCGTCGCGACGACGGCGACGGACGACCCCGGGCACGTCACCTCCGTCGCGGCGACGGCGATAGATCGTCAGCTCATCCACGGGCGACCACCTGGACACCGAGGCCGTTAGACCCCTGGACATTCGGGTAGGTCACGACGAGATCAGCGGGAGAGGCTGCAACCCTCTTCGCGAGCGTCACAGTCTGGTAGTTCAGACCGTCCTGCCCGGCGAATTGCAGCTTCTCCCAGCCCTCCGAGACCGTGACCTGCTCCGACGATTCGACCGCGCTCGTGCGCTCGAAGGTGAAGCCGAGCGCGAGGCCCGCGCCCGCGAGCGCGGGCGCCGTACAGGTCTTGGTCTCGACCGGCTCGGCCTGGCGTTTCTTGACGGTGCCGGCTTCGATGGAGGAGGCTCCGCGTACTGCGGCTGCGGCCCATCCGATCTCGGCGTTCTGTGACATCGTGATCGCGATCGTGGGTGCCCACGGTCCGGTGATGATGGTTGCGCTCATAGTTCCGACCCAGTACGGATCGACGAGGGTCGTCCAGCCCTGGGGCAGGTTTGCGGTCGCGCGACCGCCTTGAGCCTTCTCGTTGATGCCCAGGATGATCTTGTCGCCTGCCTTGCCGTCGAGCTTGACGGTGATTGTCTGGCCGACGATGGAGCCCGAGGTGTGGGCAACGACGGTGGGGCCGGTGGTGGGCGCGGGGCCGGGTGTCGGGGTCGGTGGCTGCGCGGGTGACGCTGCGGCGGCGAGGAAGTACAGCGCGCCGTCTGGTAGGCGCTGAGCTTCGGCCTCGGTGGCGACGACGGTGATGCCGACGCCTGTGAGCGCGGACTGCAGCTCAGCCTTGGTCGCGAGGCCTGTCAGGTCCGAGGCGTGCGCGACGCCCGCGACGTCGCCCTTCGTCGCATAGCCGGAGAGCTCGGCCTTCGTGGCGAGGCCTGTCAGGTCGGAGCGCTTGGCTACTCCGACGACCTCGTCCTTCGTCGCGTAGGCCGTGAGGTCTGCGCGAGTGGCGAGGTCGGCGACCTGGCGAGTGGTCGCGTACTCGGCCAGTTCCTCGCGTGTCGCGAGGCCCCGCAGTTCGGCCTTCTTCGCGTAGTCGGTGAGGTCCACTCTGCCGCCGGCTGCGGCGGTCGCGACGTCGCCCTTCGTCGCGTATCCGGACAGCTCGGCCTTGGTGGCGAGTAGTTCGACTGCGCGGGCGATCGCTTTATCGGTGCCCTGCTTGGTGTAGAGCGTCGGTCGTGAGGCCATTGCTTAGGCTCCGTTCTCGAGGGTGTCTCCGTCTCCGGAGAGCGTGCCGTTCAGAGTGAGTGTGTCGCCGTCGCCGGCGATCTCGACGCCGCCCGTACCGGGGACCGGCGCAGGTCCGGGCGTCGGGGTCGGCGACGTGGCGCCGGAGAAGATCTGCGCCAGGTCGTACGCGACACCCGGGCGCAGGGAGACGGTCGCTTCGCGGAGCGTGCGACCGGGGATCGCGAGACGCAGATGCACCTGCGTCTCGGCGCGGATATCGAGCGGGAGAACGATCTGTCCTCGCACGTCGGCTTGCCGGGCCACCGGCCCGCCCGCGAGGACAGCGAAGTTCTCACCTGTCCCCACGAGCGCGGCGACGATATAGGCCTGCGGCTCGGGAGTGCCGTCAAGCCGCCCGACAGTACCCGAAATAGTCGTGGTCACTGCTGGTTCACTTTCTCTTCAAGTTTGTCGAGGCGCGCGTGCAGGCGCGCGTGCGCGTCGTGCGAGTGCTCGTCGATGGTCCGCTGAGCGGCCTCTCTAGCGACACGCTCATCGTGGATCTCGTCAGCCATACGCCCTCCCCGCTCGTCGATCCTGCCGACGCGATCCTCGACCGCTTCGAGGCTCTTCCCGTGCTGGCTGAGCGTCGTCTCGACGCGGCCCAGCTGATCTGCGAGTGTGCCGACGTGGCCGGTCAGCTCGCCGATCTGGTCCGACACAGCGTGTACGGTCGCGATCGCGCGGTCGAGATCGTCTCTGATGTTGGTATCGTGGTCGTTCGAGACCTGCGCGTCCGCCGAGAGGGCGGCAGCGCGGGCCTCCTCGACCCCCTCGAGGACGTGCGCAAACTTCGCTTCGAGCCAGCGGCGCACCTGGCTCGCGACCAGCGCGACGACACCCGTCATCGCGACGAGGACCGTGACGACGAGCGCCGCCAGAGCGTCTGTCACCTTCGGATCAGCGAGCAGTTCAGTCACGGCTGGCCTGCGAGGCTCCGTCAACTACCCGGGTCGAAGGAACAGAATCAGCTGCGGCGCGAACCTCCTCGACAGACTCGCCGCCAGGAGTCACAGCGCCGACCCAGTCAATCAGGCTCACGCCGTGAATACGGACGGCGGAGAGTACCTGGAAAACGCTCCAAGCGATGCCCAGGAAAACGCCCGCCTGGGCGATCAGCAGCCGCCACGTCGCCGGATAGGTGCCAGACACCCAGACAGCGAGAGAGACGACGACCGCGACCACGGCCAGCAGCACCTTACGGCGCGACGGTGTCCAGTACGGACGGTCGAGCGCTGCCTGTACCATCGGCCAGATCATGCCGACGACGACCGTCGTCAGGAAAGGATCCGCATGAAGCCCAAGAAGCAGATCATTCATCTTCATTCCCCCTTCTCCGCGCCCGCGAGCGCCCTGTTAATCGCGTTGTTGGTGACAGCCCCGTAGATTTCGTCGTCGTCCACGCCGACGGCACGCTGGAGGTCGCCGACGACGCGGTCGTGCGCTTCGTCCGAGGCGTCGCCCCAGACACCGTCCGGCTCCGTTCCGATCACGGACTGGACGTACTCCACGCCGAACGGGAACTGCCTGCCGCCCCAGCTGGAGGCGGCGACGACGGCATAAATGCGCTTCGTCGTGTCGGGGCCGACCACATTGTCAGCGGTCGCGCCGACCGCAGCCTGCAGCGCCGTGACGTCGGTGTAGCCCGAGGAGGTGGTCGCGTCGCCGTAAGACGGGCGGATGACCGCGCACACCGAGGACCAGTCTCTGGTCCTACGCCACACGCCGCCGCCGTTGCTCTGCGAGCCCGCAGCGCCGGACGACGTATTGAATTCAATCGTCTGAATCCAACCGCCGTAGTTGGCCTCGACGATTCCGACGTGGTCCGCGACCCCGTCGGAATCCCAGTCGAAGCAAACCAAGTCTCCAGGCGCTGCCTGGGTCATGGGGGAGACGAGTCGGCCTTCGCGCGCGGCTGCGTTGATCCCGTAGGGGACATACGCAAAGTCCCCTCCGGGCAGGACCGACTTGTCCTCATTGTCAGTCGCGCACCAGGACGCACCCATCGCGCAGAAAGGCACGCCGGACGTGCCGTAGTACGCGCCATGCTTCTTGGCGTACCAGCGCCCGTACTTCGACCCCTCTTCGGGGTCGTCCCAGCGCGTGTAACCAATTTCGCCGGCTGCCCATGCGAGGACGTTCTGTGCGGTCATGCTCATCGCGCGGCCTCCGTCTGCTCGTAGGGGATGTAGATCGGGGCAACGACGTCGGGCGGCGTATCCGTCGCGGGCGTCATCGAAGCCATGAGCTGCTCAATGGTCGGTTCCATTTGTTTCTCCTCTTGGGTGTAGGAAAGCCCCCGGACGGGCTTGTCCGAGGGCGTGAAAGATCAGGTGGGGTGTCAGTAGCCGATCGCGGTCCACGAGTAGGCGTGACGGCCAGCGGTCGTGACCCCCGGCAGCATCGCACGGAAGCCATTCCTGGTCATCAAGTCAAGGCAGAACTGCTGGGCATTCTTGAAGTTCCAGCCTCCCGACCCCGTCCCATACAACGGCGTGAGCGTGACAGATACGCACTCGGTCGGGAAAGGCGTCTGGAATGTCACAAAGTCAAGATATAGATTCCCGAACGCAACCTCCGTCGCCGATGTCGCGACCCTGCCCGCCTTGATGAGGCCATTCCGCACGCCGGCGCTCAGGCCACTGCCGACAGGCACGTCTCCTGTCGCCGCCAGCTCCATCTGCAGATTCGACTCGCCCGACCAGCGACGACCATCCCACACGCGGATAGCGTTCAGATCGGTCCTCCAGACATACACAGGCTGCGCAGGGGACGCGGTGAGGCCCACGCCCGCGAGCGCGGCGACGTACTGGGAGGCAGCGGTCTCGGACGCGCAGGCCTTGTACGAAGGAATGGACAATGACAGGTCGAGGAGATCCTGTCGGCGGGCCGGGTCGGTAGGTGAGGGCACCTTGTGTCCGCGCTGGTCCTGGTAGCTCATTGGGCGCGCCTTTCTGTGGGCTTGCTTTGGAGTGTTTCGGTGTAGTCGATGGTGAGGGCTGCGCTCGCTCCGCCCTTGGTGATGCCGCCGTATGCAGTACCGACGAGCGCGAGCCCGGCTCCCGCCGTGAGTGTCTTTGCCAAGGCCGTAATGTCGACCTGCGCCTGCGTTGCGTTGACGTTGATCGTCTGCGTTGGGCCGGTCGGCTGAGGCCCAGACTCTGAGTAGGACGCCGGTTGAATCACGAGCGCCCACGGCGGGATGTGCGTCGCGGGACGGACGGTGAGCAGTGCCCGAGTGATCGTGATCGTTCCGAGCGCTTCGAGCTGGCGACCGTAGGTGATGAGACCTCGGAGGCGCTGGCCTGCTGGGTTGGTGCCCTGCCACGCGCCGCCGTCGCCGTACCTCGACCAGCCGCCGGTCGTCCATGTGCCCATCCACTGCGGCGTGAGGACCGCGTGCCGTGCGACGGGCTTAGGCTCGGGTGTTTTCGGGACCGCCGGGAGCGGCCCCTCGGGGGACGGGGCAGGCCCCAGCGCGTGAACCGGGCGCCCCGTGTCCGGGTCGAGGAGCACGTGCGCGGTTTTCACTCCCGCCCAGTTGACGGCGGTCGCGGGAATCTGGACCCCGGCGCCTCCGTACAGGGAGACAATGAGCTGGCGCCCTCCTTCGACGAGGTCGACGATCCGCGCGATCGCCGTCGTTGACCTGTCCGACCCGTACCTGGGAGGCAGATCATCCGGCGTAGAGGAGATCAAGTCCATGACGCGGACCGTCATAGCGTCACCTCCACGTCGGTTTTCTGCGTCCCCTTGTACGTGAGGGGAACTTCGTAGGCGGTCACGAGGCCCCAGAGGGTTTTCGGCTCAGCAGCTAGGACAGGCTGCGTGACGATCTCGATAGGCTGATCGAGCGCGACGCGCGGATCCGGTGCGTGCTCCACTGGGACTTTGACTTTTCTGCGGATCGACTCAGCGAGCATCGCCTCAGCGGTTTTCCGTGCCTGCTCCTGCGACGTGATGAGCGGCGAGGAGAAGAATCGGGGGACGATTCCGTAGGGTCCGTCGGTCCTCATCGGGCCAGTCGTCTGATCCGCGACCGCCTGGAACGCCGGCGCGCCCTCGTCGTGTCCGTCCTGGCCGCGCGCGACGACGCGGTTATATACCTTGTCGCGCGAGACCTGGGACGAGACGCCGACGACTGTGCCGTCCAGGTCGTCCGTGAGTCGCAGCTTCGGCTGCGAGACCGGCGGTGAGACCGGCGGGGTCACGTACAGGATGCCGTCGCCGCCCTCGCGGATCGACGCGGGCCATGCCTTCGCGATCTCGTAGACCGCGTCGATCCTGGACTCTCCCCATGTCATCGAGGGGCACCAGCGATCAACGAGGCCGGTGTCGATCACGACGCCCATGTGCCCGCCGACCAGGCGACGGATCTCGGATGCGAGCGTTCCGTTCCACATGGGGGAAAGCGGCGTCGTTAGCCTGTCCTCTTCGAGGCGGTGCATCAACGATTTGCCGGTCACCCGCACTGTCGAAGGCCCCGGATCGACTGATGTGATGATGAATCGTCCGAGTTGGACGTCCCACCATCCGCCGCCGGGGATCACCGACGCGATCGTCAATGAGACGTGGAGCGTCTGACCGAAGCACGCGAGCGGGTGTGACGGGTCCGTAGGATCCCAGTCCCTCCAGTCCTCCGCCTCGCTCGCCGAGCCGACGCGCGGGACCGTGAGCGAGAGCGAGCCCTGCACCTGCTGGGTCGCGTCCCATGCGACCGAGCCGTCCTCGACGGGCACCTCTCCGAGGTACTCATCGCCGAGCCACGACTCGACCGTCGCCTGCATCGTGTAGGCAGACGAGAGGAGGTCGTCCGGGATGCGCGCGTCCGGGCCGGTCAGGCTCATCGCTCCTCCTGCCAGATCGTGCGGTCGAAGCCCTCCCACGTTAGGCGGCGCGCATCGAGCGCCTGCCAGGTGAGAGCGCGACCGTCAAAGTCAGCCCACGTCGAGAGAGCGAGAAGCGTCGCGGCCTGCGGTAGCGATGTGATCGTGCCCTTGATCGCCCAGATGCGCTCCGCGACATCGATTCGGGCGGCGCGCTCCATCGTGACCCCTGTCGGCGACATGAGCGTCACCAGGTCCACGTCGCACACGCCCGCCCGGCACTGCACGCAGTGCTCGGGGTTGTGGAATAGGGCGACTGGGGTCGGCGTTCCCAGCAGGAGCTTGAGCGCGGGCGTGTCCTTGAGATTCGTGCGAGCCGTCAGTGAGACGGTGCCCGCGCCCATCGTCGGCGCGTACACCATGACCGGCGTCGGCCTGCCGGGCACCTCATGCTCGGTGACCCGCATCTTCTTCTCGCGCTGATCGGTACCCTGCCAGAGGAGATTTACTGGCATTTTGCCCGCCGTGTCCGTCATGAGGGAGAGGCCTCGCCAGCGGCGCACGACCGGCGTTGACTCGACCTCGACGCCGCGCGACGTCGTCAGCTTGTACCTGAATTCTGTGTTGATCGGTGCGAGAGAATCGCCGATTACGCGCTGCTCGCCTGTCCCTGTCCAGACGCCGGCGCGCGGGATCCACTTGAAGCCTGTCGCGGCGATGCCCTCGACGTAGCAGGCCGTGCCTGCAGGCGCGAGCGCCGCCGGGATGATGACCTGGACGCGCGGGGCCTGGCCGTCCTCGACGACCGCGACCGGCTCGCGCGTCATATCGAGCGCGGCCTCAACCTCACGCGACGCAGACAGGCCCTTTGTGCCCGTCCATTGGTGAGTGATCGCGCGCTGCGAGTATCCGATCCGCTGCTGAGGCGTGTCCCCGTCGAAGAAAGTCGCCGCGTCAGCGACGGCCTCCTCGACGGTCGCCGCGGCGACGATCATCACGTCGTCCAGGTGGAGCCACCCGGGCTTATTGTCGCGCACGCCCGAGGTATGTACCTCAAAGCGCACGCGCGCCTGCGTGGCGCCTGCCGGGGCGACGTGGACCCATGTCGGGCGATCGCCCTCCGCACTCGAAGCAAGCAGCAGCGGCGCAGACGCGACCTGACTGCGACCTGCGACCGTCCACTCGACGCGGACGGCGAGGCCGATACCAGGACTCGTGCGGACAAGCGCGGACACCGCCAGCGCCTGCCCCGCCGAAACGGAGACCACGCCCGGTGTGGCGACCTGCCCCTGCAACTGGGCAGGCACGTCGACAGCCAGGTAAGTTGGTGACTGCCGCTCGTGCCCGCCCCACGCCGCAGGATCAGACGCTACACGGAGCGACGACGGCGCATACTTTGCCCACCCATTCGTGCCGTAGGCAAAAGAGGGGTTCGGGCAAAGATTCGTGCGCGCCATTATCGGCTCCTTCCTGCGAGCTGCTTCCTGCGAGCGAGAACGCCCGCGCTAATCCCCTCGACGTGAGCGCGGAACTGCGCGCCGTCATCGAGGATGAGCTGCACCTGCGCGCCCTCCAGTGAGACCCCCGCACCCGCGCCGCTGGCCGCGAGCGCGGAGACGTCTGCCCACTGGCGGGCGGTGAGGATTGCTTCGCGCTGTCCGGTTTGGTTGACTGCGGCGGTGACTCCATCGGGTAGCCAGCCGCCCCTGTCGTACTTGCGTGCGCCGCCGTACCGTCCGACTGTGGGTGATCCCCAGATTGCGGTCTTGCGGGCACTGAGGCCGGGCTTGGGTTCTTCGATCATCTGGCCGTTGCCGGCGTAGACGGCGACGTGCCAGGCAGGGGATCCCCAGTAGAGGAGGTCGCCGGGTGTCGCGGAGCCCCAGGGGACGGGTGTTGAGCCGGACTGGTATCCGGCGGCGGTGAGTCGCGGCCAGCCCAGGCCTAGCTGCTGTGCGGCCCAGTAGACGAGGCCGGAGCAGTCGAGGCCGGGCGGGATCGCCGAGCCTCCCCAGACGTAAGGCACGCCCATTAGTACGGCCTTCATTGCTGCGCCGACGAGGCCCGCGCCGCCGGAGAGACCGGACTCGTTCACCTTCGAGGTGAACATCGACTTGAGGCCGTCGAACAGCATCGGCGGGATACCGTAGGCCACGCTCTCCCAGAAACTGCCGTCCTTCGGGGAAAGCAGATCGCGCGCCGGCTTGACGACCAGGTTTGCGATTGCCGCAGCAGGATCGGTGACGATCTCAGCGACCGCCTCCGTCGTTTCCTTGACCCAGTCCAGGGCGCCGGAGAAGCCGCCCTTCACCGCGTTCCAGATACCACCGCTCGCGAAAGCGACTTCGCCGCGGCGGCGTCCGGTCTCTCCGACGGTCGCGAGGCCGGAGCCGCGCGAGGCGTTGACCCTGTCGAGCCAGGGCTTCCCGCCGAGTGCACGCAGCGCGTCGGGGCGGATGATGCCCTCACCGCCAGACAGGCGCAGAGCGCCGCCCCCGTCCGGGCTGTAGAAGTGATAGATGTCCTTGCCGGGAGAGTAGCCCGGCGTCATGGTATTGAACACGCCGCCGGTCGCATAGGCCGGAATGGCCTTGACCTCCGGGAGCCTCACGGAGAGGCCGACCTTCGCGGCGATGGTGTCGAAAGCTGCCTTAATGCCGTCGCGGTACACCGTCGTGATGACAAAGTTGATCGGCTTTGCGGCGGCGCCCTTGACCTTCTCGAACACTGTCTCTACCGACTGACGGAAAGACTCAAAGCTCTCCTTCATGCCGCCGATCGCGTTCTTAATCGCAGGGAAAACCACGTCGATCAGGACCGATGAGGCGACCTGCACCGCCGACGAAATCTGATCCCACACGGGCTTAATCACCGAGTCATACAGCCAAGTGAAAGTCGGTCCGAGCGTCGAGGAGATCGCGCTGCCAATCGCAGAGAAGATCGGCGACAAGATGCCCCACACCGTCTGAATTGCCGAGCTAATCCCGTTCCAGACTGTGACGACGACTGTCCACAGGCCCTGGAAGGCCGTGCCAACAGTGCCCGAAAGCACCGTCACGAGCAGATCAAAAAGCGGATACAGAACGTTGTCCCACACCGCGAGGATGAAGTTCGAGACGTTCGTCCAGACCGGCTGCACCACATCCTGCCAGAAGCTCCACAGCGCAGGCATGAGCGTGTCCCGGAAGAAACCCGCGAGCGCCTGCATAGCCGGGTAGATCACGGCCCAGGCTGACTGGACTGCCGAGGCAAAGCCCGCCCACAGCGGCTTGACCACGTTCTCCCAGAGGGTCTCTAGGACGGGCCACAGCACGCGGGAGATGATGGTCCAGATGCCCATGAGGGCCGGTCGGATGACGGCGGTCCAGGCGAGCGCCAGGCCCGAGCCGATCCCCTCAAACAGCGGCTGGAGGACCGTGCTCCAGAAATTCTGGAGGCCCGGCCACAGCGTGCCGGAGATCCATTCCCACGCCGCCTCAAGGGACGGCTTTATCTTGTCCGTCCACGCGGTGTAGGCGATCTCGCCGACCGTGAGGAGCGCGTCGCGCAGCGTGAAGAAAAAGTCTACGAGCGCGGAGTCCTCTTCGAGACCGAAGAGGTTGCCGTCGTAGTCTCCGGTGGTTAGGATGCCCCACGCCGACTCGATGCCCGGGATGAGGGTGTTCTTCGTGTAATCCACGAAGGCATCAATCACGGGCGTGACGTTGTTCGTCCAGAACTCGGCGATCCCAGCACCGAGGGCGTTAATCGCGTTCGCGACGTCCTCATTGGTGTTATACAGGTAGATCAGACCAGCGACGAGCGCGCCGATAGCCACTACGGCCAAGCCGATGGGGTTCGCGGCCATTGCGGCATTGAGCCCCTCCTGTACGAGCGTGGTGTTCTTGATCCACTCGATCACGGTTGTCAGGACCGAAAAGCCCCAGTACGCGGCTACAGCGACCCCGATACCCTCGCCGAGGGCAACCAGTAGATCCTTGTGCTCTTGGATCCACCCGAAGGCGTTCTCGAACGTGTCCGAGAGCCAGCCCATAAGACCCGTGATCGCCGGCTTCATCCAGTCGATGAGATCCTTAAAGCCACCCATGAGGGTTGCCTGGAGGTTCCCGGCGGCGTTCTCGATGCGGCTCGTGTCGCGAGCCGCGTTCGCTGCGACCTCGTCGAAGCCGAGGCTCAGTAGAGCCTCGTTGAATTCCTGCGCGCTGATCTGGCCCTGGGCCATTGCGTCGCGGAAATTACCTGTATAGGCGCCCGCGTCCAGGAGAGCCTTCTGAATCTTCCCGGACGCGCCGGGAATGGCGTTGGCGATCTGATTCCAGTCCTGCGTCGCCAACTTCCCGGCCCCGTTGACCTGCACGAGCGCGAGGCCTACCTGTTTGTAGGTCTCCGCACTGCCGCCCGCGACGGCGTTGAGGTTGCCCGCCGCCTCGGCGAGCTTGTCGAAGCCCTCGACATCGTTCGCCGCCAGCTGCGACGTAATGCCCTGAATATCCGACAGGTCATAGACCGTCTCGTCGGCATATCTCTGAGCTGCGGCACCCAGCTCCTCGATCCGATCAGGATCGATGCCCGCGAATTTCAGCGTGTCCGCGAATTTCTGGGTGGCGTCCGAGGCCGCGATTGCCTCGGAGACGAAACCTCCGATGCCCACGGCTGCGGCCATTGCCGCAAGAGGTGCGATCGCGCTTTGCGCGAAGCCAGCCATTGAGGAGAAGCCCGAGCCCGCCTCGCGCGTGCCCCGCGCGGCCTTCTCCGCTGCCTGTGCGGCCTCGTCAAGGTCGCGCGTCGCCGACTCGATAGGGCCGCGACTGCGGCCCGCCTCGGCGCCCATCGTCGTGAAGCTGCGGCCTGCGCCTTCTGCAGCTTTCTGCATGCCGCCCGTCGAGGCCTGCATGCTCTTCGTCATCTTGTCGACGCTGTTTTTTGCCTCTGTGGCGGCAGCGTCGATAGGCTGACTGATCGACTTTGCGACCTGGGCGCCGCTGGAACCGACGCCAGAGCGCAGGCCGTTCGCGAGATCCTTACCTGCGTTCTGCCCGATGTTGGGCAGCTGCGCCTTAGCGTCGGCCTCGACAGACTTGAAGAAGCCCTTCATGCTGGGGACGACGTCGACGTACAGTGTGCCCGCCTTGTAGACTCCAGCCATTCCGGGGTTCCTCTCTGCAGTTATTCTTCGGTGTCCTCCCAGTGGGGGAGGAGGGCCTTCATTGCTTCATCTCGGAAGCTGTGAAGGTGGTCGGTTCGCGCGTCCTCGAGTGCCAGTTCAACCGCCGATACCGGACGCGGGTACGGGTCTTTACCGCCGAAGGCTGCGGAGACCAGATCGAAGATGTCCTGCAGCAGACGCACGACGGGCGTCTGCTCGCGCATCCGCGCCTCAGTGTCGTCGGCGGTCGCCTCGGTCTCAGCGACGGTCTTTGCGATCTCCTCGAACCTTTCCGGGTCGTTGAGGATCGCGACGGTAGTCCGGCTCGTCGACGCGAGGCCGTCAATGAGGATGAGGAGGAAGCGCCAGCGGCGGGCGCGGAACAGAGCCGGGGCATCCCAGCCCTGCTCCGCGAGATCGGAGATGATCTGCCTCTCGTACCGACTCAGTCGGTCGTAGAGGCGTTGCCTTCCCCCGCGTCTCCCAGCATGCCCTGATAATGCTCCGATGCCTGTCGGATCAGGAGTCCGAGCTGCCTCATGTTGAGCTTGCTGAGGAGCAGGTCCGCGTCCTCGGCTGCGAGCCAGGTGCGGATCATCTGAGTCGGGGCCTTCGAGGACTCCATCGCGGCCATGAACTTTTCAGCGGCCTCGGGTGTGAGGCTCAGAGGATCTGGGAACGCGATGACCTTGTTCCCAATGCCGAAGGTGAACGGCGTCGGGGCTGCGGCCTTCTCCAGCTTCGAGAGAGCATTGAACGTGAGGGTGGGCTGTGCCTGGTCAGACATGTTGATCTCCTATTTTGTCTGTCGGTTGGTTACTTGTTGAAGGTGGGCGGGGCGGGCAGCGTCGGCTTCTCGTCGCCCTTGGCGTCGTCGACGACCTCCCAGCCCTGCGAGATGAGCTGGTTCTGCTCGACGGCAGCGTCGGTCTCGCGCTCCAGCTTGAGCTCGTCGCCGGCGTCGGTCTTGACAGTCTTGATGAACTTCATCGATGGTCCTATCCGTGAGGGGATCTCCATTAGGCGAGGTGTGGACGGGCGGGCCGGAGGGAGATCAACCCCGGCCCGCCCGAGATCGAGAGCAGACTAGTTGGCCTGCTCGAAGCCGATCGCGTCGCGATGACGGATCGCACCGCTGCCGCCGATGTAGTGACGGCAAGACGTGCCCGCCGTCTCGTCCATGAACGCAGCGAACTCAAGGTCGAACTGCATCGCGTCGCTTGCTGCCCACTTCTCATCCGGAAGGGACGAAAGCTTGACTCGCGGGTAGCAGCGGCCAATGATCCACTCGTCGGCGGCGGGGCCGTCCGCCATGACCATGAGCAGGCGGTATTCGGCGAGCGCCGGGGTTGCGGCCTCGTCGAAAACGATCTCGCCCGTGGTCTTGGACGCCTTGGTCTGCGACAGGTCGATACCGTAGACGAGCTGCTGGATCGTCTTGCGGACAGGCTCCAGGACCGTGAGCTTCACGGTCTTAGGAGCCTTGGTGAGGTCGGTACGGACGGCCTCGGCGTAGCCCAGGGCCTCCACGTCCTCGGTGTTTGCGTCGGCGGAGAAGGTAATGCCGTCGGTCGTGATGAGACCCAGCGGCAGGAAGTCCGCCGGGATCTCCTTGAGAGCACCGCCTGCGTCGGTGATCGCCGTCGGGACTGCCGTCGTCATCGGTGCCAGGAACGCCAGCGCGTTCAGGCCTTTACGCACATTGGTCGTGCGGTTATGACGCTTCTTGAGGGCTTCGATAGTGGTCATGCAAGACCCCTTTCTAATCAGTTGGTGTCGTCTGAGATGGGCCTGTGCGTGACCGTGGCCGTCATATGAACAACCTCGACAGCCTCAAAGTAAGGCTGCACGCCCAAGCAAGAATCGATCTCCGCCGCGTCTACCCAGCCGGACGCGCCGACGACCGGACGGACGTCGAACGCCCCCTCGATCTGGTCCGCTAGCGCGGTGGCTCCGGCTTCGTCGGGGGAGGCTGGTGTTTTTGCGTAGATGGAAATCGAGATCGTGTCGTCTCGGTCGTAATCCCCGGTCTGGGTCTGAACGAGCGAGACGTGCGCGAGCGGAAGCGGCCCGTCGGTGAAGCCGGGTTGCAGGACTCGCGCGGTTGATATTCCGGTCGCCGCGGTGATCGCGTCGCGGATGACCTGGACTGCGTCGGTGTATGTCATGAGCGCTTCTTCCTCTTAGACTTCGAGCCGATCAGCTTGCCGAGCGTGTGCGCCCCAGGGACGGGGTTCCCGGCTCTGCTTCGGTGCCCGAATTCCACGGCGAGAGCGTGGCGCGCGTCGTTATAGACGCGGCCCACGTCTCGGACAGGACCACCTGGCCTGAGCGGCGCTTTCGCTGTTTCGGCCTTGTACGAGTTGGCGAGGTGCCCGCCTTTGTCCGATGAGCCGCGAGGTGCGGCTGCGGCTGCGGCGGCTCTGAGCTGCTCAGCCTCTTTGAGGAGTGCTGGCGCTAGGGCTCCGCTGCGCAGGAAAGCGTCGATCTCTTGCGTATCGCGCTTGAAGCCGCCCACGTCGTCACCTCCGCTTGATCGTCACGGACACGCCGCGCGGCCAGGGCGCCGGCTTCGATTCGACCTGCCATTTCCCGCCGAGCGGATGGGCACGCGGGACGACGACCGTGTCGCCGACCTCGAACCGCGCGTCCGGCGGGGCGTACAGCGTGGCCTGGTCGTCGGACTGTTCCGACGTCGGCGACTCCAGCAACCCCGGGACCGTGAACGCGCCGGGTGCGATGAGGCACCCGGGGATGAGCCGCGCCGCGCTGTCCTGCACGAGATAGCCGTCCGCGTCGCGTCGCGTGCGGCCTTCTACCTGCACTGGGGTCCGCCACTTCTGCATCATCAGGAGTCCTCCCGTGACGCGAGGAGGTCGATCTCGAGTGCGCGGCCACGGCCTGCGCCGAAAGCCCGGCGCTCAGCCTTGGTCAGGTAGAGGTCGCCGGACGGGTTCGCGAACGTTAGCTGCTGCGAGAACGGTCCGGTCGTCTCCGTTGCTGCTGAGATCCCCGTGAGACCTTCATCAGCGAACGGTGCCGTCATCGCGCGCTTGACGATCGCGCAGATGACCCGGATGCGAGTGCCCGAGCTGGTGGCTTTCCAGCTCGGGCACTCGTCCATCACGAGGCTTTGCGCGTCCTCGATGAGCATGCTCACGCGCGCGCGTTCAGCGTCGGTCAGCGGTCGCCAGCGGGCCTCCAGGTCTCCTGGTGTAGCCCACGGTTCCACGTCAGGCGGCTTCCTTGACGATCGCGAAGCGATCGGTGAACACGTACCAGGCGTACACGGTTTCAAGGCGCAGAGCAACCTGGTTCTTGCGCTTGAGATCGCCCTGGCCGTCAGGGTCGCCGAACTGGATCAGCTCGACGGGCAGCTGACGCTGGATACCCCAGCGGACGCCGTTCGTGAAGTCGCCGACGAGCGCACGGACCTTGGTGTCGGTCGCCTCGGGGGTCGCGGAAACCGTGTTGCCCTGAGCGACGGGGACGCCGAGGAACTCGGAGACGTTCGTGCCGAAGCCCAGCTGCGGGTAGCGCTGGTCAGAGGTGTCGCCCGCGCCGTCCTTACGGCGCAGCTCGGACAGTGCCCAGGAGAACTTGGGGTCGAAGGCGGCGCCCGTGACCATCGCCGGGTTCAGGCCGTTCACGACCTGGCCGACAGCGGCGCGGAAGGCAGCGTCGGCCTCAGCGGTCTTGCCCTTCATTTCGACGACCTTCGTCGACGCGGCAGCGTAGTTCGTCCACGACGCGACCTTCGTGCCCGTCAGAGGGTTGATCGCGTGGTAGAGGCCGAGGTCGAGAGCGCGAGACAGAGCCTCAGCGCCTGCCTGCGCCAGCTCATCGAGGACGCCGAGCTGGTAGTCCTCGTCGGCCCACATGACCTCCTGATTGAAGCGCATGGTGACCTGCGCCTTGTGGGGCGCGACCGACACGGACGAGAACGAGCCCGTGGTCGAGGCCTTGTCTGCGCCCTCTTCGACGAATTCTGCCTTCGGCAGGTTGTCGAAAACGATGATGTCCTGCTTGCCGAAGCGCATCGGCTTCTGCTGGGAGAGCAGAGCGACGGTCGACAGGGACTGAGACTTCTTGACCATGCCGTCCGCGATCTCGCGGGGCAGCAGCACGGACGTGTTGGTGGTGTTGAAAATAGCCACAGTTGGCTCCTTCCGAGAAATGAGAGATTATTTCGAGCCGAACAGCTCCTGCGCGAAAGCGCGGCGAGCCGAATCAGCATCGGAGACACTCGGGGTTGCCCCCTGCGTCGGGATCACAGGCACCGACGGGCGTGCCTGCAACGCCTCCGCGAGCGCGGATGCGTGTGCGGTCAGTTCGTCCTTGGTCGAGCCGCGCAGCAGGTCGGCGGGGACTCCGGCTTCCTGTGCGACGTCGTTGCGGATCTTGTCGAGCGCGGCCTGTGCGTCGATCTGTGCGAGACGGGCCTCGGCGTCGGCGAGTTTGCTCGCTGCGGCCTTGAGGTCGTCGTAGTCGGCGTACTTTTCGCGCTCGCGTGCCAGGCGTGCGCCGATGACCTTGTCCAGATCCTCCTGCGTCGTGATCGGCGTGAAGGCGTGACGGTCAGCGGGCGCGGCCTGGGTGCCGGTCGCGTCCGTTGCGGCTGCGTCGGTGGTGTCGGTGTCGGTGGTGTGCATGGTGTCTCCTGTTTGTCCGTACTTGTGCGGCGCCCGTCGGCGCTCATGGTTCCGCGATTTGCCCCTCGCGTAGGGGAAACTCAGTTGCCGTCAGCTGCTTCTTCTGTCGGCTTTTTTCGACCGCCGGATCGCTTGCGCGTGTCCTCCTCGAACTCGCCGGCGTCGTAACGCTTCTTGATCGCTTCCGGGTCATAGCCCGCGATGCTTGCGGGCTTGCTGGCCCATGAGGGGACGACCTGGCAGTCGCAGTGCGCGTGGTATCGGTCGAACGCGCCAGCGGACTTTTCCGAGGCGTAGATCCAGCCGCGCGAGGCGAGCATCATGCAGAAAGAGCAGGTGACCGCGCCGGTCGGGACGCGGGCGAAGCGGACCTTCGCGGGATCCTTCGCCGCGGCGTCTGAGACCGTCTGCCGAGCTGAGTTTTTCACCCAGCTTTCTGTCGATTCAGACAGTGCCTCCAGCGATGCCTCAGCGTCTCCGTCGCGGGCCAGCGGGTTCAGGGCGCTGCGGATCCTGGCATGTACCGCCTCGATACGAGGCAACGGCGCAGGCTTCGGCGTGTAGTCGCCGCGAGTGCCGGCAGCTCGTCGCAGGCGGTCGTACCACTCGACGGCGAGTTGCCCGCCGATGTTGCCGTATGCCTGCACGAGCTGGGGTAGGAAGTCCTCTAGCGCTTCGCGGCATGCGACGACGTCGGTCGTGTCGAGTGTTTTCCAGAAGCGCTCAAGGTCGCGTTTCGCGAGTCTGGCGCATTGCTTCTGGGCTTTGGCGAACCGCGTGATCTCTTTCCTTGTTCTTGACACGCGGTTCGCCTCTTCCCGTTACTTTGCTTCGAGCTTGTCTGCGTCTGCTTCGGGCATGCGCAGGGATACGGGGACAGCGCCGGTAAAGCGCAGGCCGTCGAGGCCGAGCCTGACACGCCTCACGACGGGAGGGGTACTCAACCCCCTGAAAAACACGACCAACACCAGCCACAACGAACTCCTTCACCAAGATCCGTTGCAACCACCACTAGAACCTAGATTGTTCGGGAGCGGCGGGCGATTCGAGGGTTCCTGCACCTGCGAGGCGTTCGAGGAGCGATGCGGCCTTGCCTGGCGCGTTTTCTGCGCGGACCTGCTCGATCTCGGCCTGCGTGAAGCCTGCGCGGCGCAGGCCGACTGTCGTTGTCGCGACGTCCGGTAGCGCGGATGCGATCTTCGAGATCACGTCAGCGCTGGCCTGCGGGCTCACGTACCTGGTCGGTGTGTAGTTGATCGCCATGTCCCACGATTCCTCGGGAGGTTCAGTGAGTCGGTCGCGGATCATGAGGACGTCTTGCAGGAGGCGGCGCAGCGCGGGCGTGAAGATCCGCCACTGGTAATCGGCCTCGTCGGACAGCTGGTACTCAGCGGCCTGCATGGCCTCCGCCGACGCGGGATTGTCTCCGAAGATTCCGACGGTGCTCATCGGTAGGTTCGTCGCGGCGCAGAAGTTTTGCGCGAGCTGGCGATACATCGCGAGGTGCGGCTCCATCGACAGCTGTGTGAACTGGCCGACCGTCGGCGTTGAGCCTTCCTCGTTGACCGTGAGCGCGAGCAGGCGGCCAGTGATCGCCGACCACCGCTCCATGCCCGTGAACGCGTCCTCGGACGCGCCGAGGACGTACCGCTGCGGGCTGGAGAAGAATTCAGCGCCCGTCTCGGCACGCATCAGCGTGCGCACCGCTGCGTCCGTCAGGTACCGTACCTCGGTCGTGATCCGCGAGCGCCCGAACGGTCGTCCGAGCTGCGGGTCATAGACCAGCGGTTCGACGAGGACGCGCCCCGTTGGGTTCTCCATGCGCTCTAGGTGCCAGGCTGCGGAGCCGGGCTGGCGGGAGAAGTGAATGATGTACGAGCGCGTGTACATTGTCGCGCCCGTGATCGTGTTCTCGTACTGCTCGGTGCCCTCAGCGGTCGAGGCTTCCAGGGCGAGCGCGGCCTCCAGTGTGCGTGTGCGCTGATCCCACAGCGCGGTTGTCCACTTTGCGTCTCGTGCCTGGATCATGACGGGCGGCTCTCCGCGCGTCACGTCGCCAGCGGCGACAGTCAGGAATGACACCGAGTGCTTGTAGGCGCTCGTGATTGCCTGTGCGAGCTCCGTCTCGAATTCATTGCGTGCGAGCAGCCCGGCCAGGTCGTAGGTGTCGGTCAGACCGCCGACGGTGTATCCCTCGAAAACGTGCTTTCGCGCGAGGGCTTGCACGGCCTTTTGCGGCCAGCCGAGAGCGGCGCGCGTGCGCTGCATCTGCGGCGGGATCGAGATGCCGAGATCCTGGAAGGCGCGATGCCCCTCGTAGTACACGTCAAGCAGCGCGTTCTTCGTCTGCTTCGCCGTGATCCGGTCCTGCATGAGGCGCAGCTGGCTCTTCTCGGTCTCTGTCAGCCCCGGCAGCGCCGGGATCCTCGTCAGACTCATAGGACGATCGCCCTCCTCCCGGTTTTCCCTTTGGGCCTACGTCTCGTTGTCTTGGCCGCGTGCAGCGCCGCCGATACCGCCTCTAGCGGTGTCTCGTCTCCGTCTGGGGTCGAGGCTGACCACCCGTAAGCGCCGTCGCGGCGGCGTATCTGCCGGTCCACGACAGCCACCGATGCGTTGAGCGCGTCCTCCGGCTCTCCCGCCGGGTGCGTGACCTGGCCAGCTCGAAGGCCCTCAAAGAGCAGGCCGCAGGCCTCAAAGTATTCACCCGTCGTCATGATGTGGACGAGGCGTTTCGGGACGCCCCGCATGTCCAGCGCGTCCGACAATGCCGCTGCTCCCGCGCCGCCGAGAAGATTGATCTGCGCCGTCCTGTCGACGCGCTCAGCAAGCCATTCGGCGAGCGCCGAAACACCCGCAGCGGTAGACCCTGTGTAGGTGTCGATGGCGTTCACGTGGAACCGCGCGGACGCGCCCGTGCCTTCCTTCATCGCGCCCGCGAGCGCCATTCGTTTACCGTCGGCGCTGAATGACACGCCGAACGATCGGATGCCGTCCTCGGGCGCGTCTGCGACGGAGGCGTCCCACGTTGCGGAGTCGATCGCGCGCGAGGCACCCGCGTTTGCCGGCCACATGCCCAGGCGTTCACGCTTGAAGCCTTCTTCGTTGAGCGTGCGCCGCTCGTTTTCGACGAACGCGATTTTCATGCGTCCTGCCGTGATCGCCGGGTTCGTAGCGATCCATACGCCCTTGTCGTCGAGGTTGACAGGCCCGTCCGGGTCCGCCGACCACTCGTGCCAGCACATCGGTCCGGGATGCTCCGAGAGGCCCTGCGCGCGCTGGCGCGTGAACACGGCGCCCGAGGCGTTCGGCCCGGGCGGCGTGCCCGTGTAGAGGATCTGCGAGTTACCGAGGTCGCCAGCCGAGCCCGTCGAGAGCATCGCCTCGATAGCGTCCTCGGTCAGCTCCTGCGCCTCGTCGAAAACGATCACGTCGGCGGTAAAGCCACGGCCCGATGACTTCGAGCGCGCGATGACTCGCAGCTCCGCGCCGTTTGAGAGCGTGATCGATTCCTGGCCGTTGACGTTACGGACGTTCGTCACGAGGCGGTTTAGCTCGGGGAAGTCTGCCGACTCGTCGTTCGCCTTGTTCCCGAAGAAATGCTTGAATCGCCGGTAATGCGCCTGCGCCGTTTTAACCTCGTGCGCGGAGTGAAGGATCTTCTCTCCGAGGAGCACCATGCCGAAAAGCTCACGGATCTCCAGAAGTGCGTTCTTACCGTTCTGGCGCGGAACGGACAGGCCGCAGGTCATGTGCTTCCACTCGTCCTTTGTGGACGCAGCGAGCCAGTCCTCGAGGACGAGATTCTGCCAGGGGTCAGGGGTTAGCCCAAAGTTCGCGGCGAACTCTCCGGCGATGTCTCCGAAAGTCTTTGCGCGTCGCTTAGCGGCGACCCGCACCCGAGGCGTTTGACCGTCGCCGTGCGAGCTGGTCCTGGAAGTTGACAACGTTGTCTCCCTCCTCCTTGGACTCGACTACGACAGCCGGGCCGGCCAGCTCAGAAATCAACGCGCGAGCCTCACGAATCAAGGGCGCGCGCTTGTCAAACTCCGCATACTCAATCGACTGCAACGTCGCATCGAGTAGCTTGCTGCGATGCTCTCGCGCGTCGAACGCCGGAACCTCCGGCGCCTTCTTCGCCGCGGCCTTCTTCGCCGGGGCATTACGCCCGCGAGCGCTCGATGCCTTCGCCTTCTTCTCAGCCAATTCCAACCCCTTCAATCCCGGGCGAAACCGCCGAAAACGCCTACCTTCTAGCCCACATACCCCATAAACGCCCCAGGCGAGCCGCCCCTAAACGAACACCCCCGACCGCTCTTTTTTCGCGACACCCCCTGAAATAACGGGGGGGTATGGCGCTAAGCGTATCGGGGGCTAGGGGTAGGCGGGGGGAGGGGTAAACCCCCGTATCCGCCGACTGAATCTGTCACCAGTCTACGTCTACGGAGGCCGCTCTGCGCGGCTTTACCTTCGGGCGCGTCCCATCTCCGCGAGATTGATTGCACCTGCGGCAAAGGACTCGACCGTTTTCGAGTGTGTTCTTTCCTCCCCATCGGACCGGGAGGATGTGATCCGGCTCGGCGCTGTTCGGCTGCAGGCCGCGCGTGTAGTCCAGGCGCACGCCGCAGTGTGGGCACTGCGCGATGCCGGAGTCGCGAGCTGCGATCAGCACTCGCTTGCGCCAGTGCTTGTACTGCGCAGTGCCTGTGCGTGAGGTCGCCACGTTCGACCACCCCTCCCAGGTATGCGGAGACCCCCGCTCCATCGGGGCCGAGAAGAGCGGGGGTCAACGCATGTGCGCGGATGCCGTATAAGGCAGAAGCCCCATCGCTTACGCGCGGGGCCACGTTAGCAAAATACACCGTGACACCTTCGCACGCAAGCGACACGCGCTACGAGCGGGTCAAGTGCTGGAGAGCGAGAGCTTCAATATCCCCCACCCTGTACAGACGGATGCCCCCCTCCCTCGACGCCGGGGCCACCCTCCCTCGCTGCTGCCACTTCCTCACGGTCGAGTCCTTGACCTGCACACCGGCCAGGATCTCAGCGACGCGAGTCGCTCGAGTGCGAGGCAGAAGAGACTCCCTTGCCTTCGTGATGAGTCGATCCCAGGCGTCGGCGATCTGCTCGACCGCTCCGCACTCCCGGCAGGTCGTCGCCTCCTCATCGGGGTCGCGGACCAGGAGGTCTGCCCCGCAGGCGCTGCACTCGCCGACGAACACAAGGCGCTGTCGACCGGGGGAGGCCAGACGCTCAAGGCGGGCCACCGAGTAGAGAACCTCGTCCGCACACTGCGGAGCTTCGGACCAGCGGCGCAGCTTATCCTCATGAGTCTTGAACACATCCGCGACGTGCCACCAATTCCCCTGCTTCACCCAGTAGGACGGACCCATCACGTGCGATAGGAGGAGCGTTGCCCAGGTGAGGATCGAGTCGCACATTTCGTCGACCTCGATCATGAGCGCGAGGTTGAGAGGCGCCCGCGACGATGGGACACCCGCGCCGCCGACCTGCTCGCCCGTGCGCACGCCGTGCGACGCAGCATAGGCGAGATCGCTCATCAGGCCGGGCATTGATGCGGTCGCCACACGGACGCGGGCAGCGCCGCCGCGAGAGAGGAACTCTCCATCGAGGAGAGGCTCACCAGTTACAGGACATGTCCGGTCGTTCATCGTCTCACTCATCTGTCGTGTCCTCTATGCCTTTCCTGTACTGGTCGCGGCACATTTCAATGAGGCCGCGCCGAGCCAGCATCGATCCGTTGCCCTCGGTCATCCAGGCTGTGACGTCCGGGCGCATCGGATCGATCGTCTCGATCATTACCTCCCATGCACCAACAAGTCTGCCCGGCCCCCGTTCACTCACCAGAGCTGCCACTGCATCCTCTAACTTGTCAAAGCCCATCTGCTCATCGCTCATCTTCTTCTCCTTCTACGGTTCCGCTTGTTGGTTTGCTGCTGAGGTGTGCGCGGGTGCCCGGCCTGGCCCTTCCCTGCCTGGCCCGTGCCTGCCCTTCCCTGGCCTGCCCGTCCCGTCCCGTCCCTACCCGACCCGAGAGTATTCGGCTTGATACCCTTCGCCGTCGGACTATGGTTCGGACTTGAGTCCGAACTAGGTCGAATGCGCGGACCCTCGGACGCGCGTCGCTCGGACGCGCCGGGGTCACGCACAACGGCCTCAGCGGGGCCGCTGGAGCCGCGCCCGGGGTCAACGGGCGCTCCGGACCCTCGGCCCGGGAGAACGCCCCTCGCGGGCGTCTCTGAGGCGGGGTCAACGGGCACACCCGGATCCACGGACGGCGCGGCCTCATATCCGTACCTGGTAAGGAATTCCGCCGACCACACTCCGTAATAGGGCGTGGACGGGACGGGTCGCAGCGGCGAGGCTGCGTCGAACGCTTCCCGCGCGTGCCCGCGCGATGAGTTGCACTCATGGCATGCGACCACGAGACCATCGACCGGGGCGTCCCCCAGTGAGTCCGGGTCAACGTGATCGAGCGTGCCGAGGTTATACCCGGTCGGGCCGGTCCATCGCACGACCTTCCCGCAGTAACGGCACTGGTCGCCGTCGCGGAAGATCACAGCAGCTTTCTTGTTCGGGTCGCGATTCTCTCGCGACCGTGCGCGGCGACGCATAACCTCCTCGCGCGGCTGGACGTGGATAAACTCCTCGTCCGTGAACAGGCGCAACTTCCTTTTGCCCTCCACTTCAACCCACGTGAGCAGGCCCGCGCCCACCGCGATGTCAATCAGGTGCGCGCTCCGCGAACGATCGCCGTCACGGAAGGCCGCGCCTCTCTCGATGATTCCGTCGGTTAGGTGCTTGGCCGAGTAGGTCGCGAGTGCCATGAGGAAGCCGAACATCTCGATGATCGAGATGTCCTCCGCGCCCTCAACGTCATACAAACCCATGAGCTTTGGGTGGCTCAGCGCCTCGTCTCCTACCCGCACCCAGGCCATTACTCGCCCTCCTTCATACTTGTCCTCTTGCTCTCCTCCGGTTCCCAGCCGTCCTCCGGGAACAAGTCCCGGGGCCGAAACTCCGGAAAGTTGCGCCGCATCCAGTCGCGCTCAGTTTTCCGCTGATACTCAGCCTCAAACCGACGGAAACACGGCCTACAGCGCGCGTGCCCCGCAGCGAGCACCTCACCGCAGTCCGGACAATGCCGCTCCATCAGAACGGCGACTCAGAAGGGGCAGCAGGCGCGCCCCACGGATCGTGCTGCTCCGCATCCAGCGACGCAGACGGTTGCCACCCGCCCGCATCCTGAACAGGCGCAGGCCCCGACCCGAAGCCACCCGCGCTCGCGGGCTGTGCCTGGTTGCGGGTGACCTGTGCGCGTGCGCGGCGCAGGGAGGGGCCGACCTCGTCGACCTGCAGCTCAACGACCGTGCGACGTTCACCCTGCTGAGTGTCATACGAGCGCTGGGTGAGGCGACCCTGAACAATGACGCGCATGCCCTTACGCAGCGACTCGGCGACGTTCTCAGCGGTCTCGCGCCACACGGAGCAGCGCATGAAGAGGGTGTCGCCGTCGCGCCACTCACCGGCGTTACGGTCGTAGGTTCGGGGGGTGGAGGCCACCGTAAAATCGGCGACCGCGGCGCCGGACTGCGTCCAACGCAGTTCGGGGTCAGCGGTCAGGTTACCGATGACAGTGATGACGGTATCTCCGGCCAT